ATCGTTGAGCCATACCTGCTGCGAACTCACGGCTAAATCTGGTGAACATATCTAGTCCGATTACCTTGAAGAACTTGTCAGACCACTCCCGAGCGATTGGGTCCATATAATCCAAATCCGCTTCACTCACCCAAGCGTTCGCCATACTTTCATTGGCAACCACCCCGATATCCCGAGCAAACCTTTTCGCGCCTTCTCGGTCCCCTTTGAACTGGCTGTATAACTCTTGGAAGGCAGCTTGGAACCCACCGAAGTCCTTAAAGTTAAGAATTGGTCCCGCCAGTTCTGGTATGGACGCAATAGTGGAAAAGGGCAAAATTGTAACGAATTGTAAAAATTGCCCGTAACTATTAACTTTGCGAAGCCAAGGGGCCACTTCTTTAGTTTGATGACCTAAATAGACAGAGATTATCTTTTCAGCCAAAGCTCGATCGTTCGCATTTAACTGATTAAGCATTGGCAACAACTTGCTCTTTCCACTCTCGTCCTTGGTAGCTTTATTCCACTCTACTCGTTTAGCAATCTGACGCAGGTAGGTAGTAAGCGCGACATCTGGTTCTTTTAAGAATCCATTAGCTGCCAATACCTGCCGATCTATATTGCGAGTTAATGTTCTCGCATCAGCCCGACCCTCAGCAGGATCAAGCCCTTCTACTTCAATCTCCTGCCCATTAATTACAGACTGCTGATATTTAACTATTCGCTGTACGGCCTTACGTATTTGCTCTGGATCGCTATCTGGCTGTTCCTCCAGCAGCAGCGAGATAAAGGCATCGGGGTTGTCAGCTATCGCCGCAAGGTTCAACATCGTTGGAAAGTAGTTTTCTTGGAAATCTATCTTGAGGTCAGGGGCATATCCTGCTTGACTAGGTTCTATGTACTCTCTATGAATCTTCGCCAGAAAATCTCGTACCGCTTGAGCTTTGGTGTTACTCGGATCTAATGGCCCTTCAACAGCTGCATCTCTAACAGCCTGCTGCACCTCTGGATCATTTAGATCACCAATAGCGTCTTCAAACTCGTTCTTGAATGACCTGTACTGTGTGTAATAAGAGCGGATAAAACCCATACCAGCTTTACCAGCAGATTGAGCAGGCACATAAAACATATCAGCAAGACGGGAACTTATACTGCGTAGCTGCCCATCGGCAGTAAGAACCATGCTAAACATACCTCTATATTGGTTCAGCCCAGATCGCAGTTTTCTCTTCCACACATCAGCGCGACCCTCTACTCCGGGCTTGGCAGCGAGGCTACTTTTTATAGAAGCTACCCTTGCAGTCGCAGAAGGATTTCTCTTGTAGTCACCCTGAAGAGTCCTGCTCGCTTCTTCTTTTCTACGGGACAACGTGGTTTCGAGGTAGTTCTCAAATGCCACGTTAATTGGCTGGCCAGATTTAATTTTTTGGATAGAGGTTAGCTCTCGATACATCTTTTTGAGGGCTTCAACAAGACGTTTAAAATGCGACTCAACCATGTTTTTAGGGTTGTTAAACTCCCCTCTTGCTGCCCTAGACCACTGATCGGCATACCACTCTTCAAAAATTTCTTCCGCAGGGTAATTGTCTTCGTAGTATTTTCTCAATTCAGGATCGCGCTTCATGTCCCCTAAGAAAGCGTTGTATACTCTTTGGGTTAAAGCAGCATTCTTACCTGACAGCAAATTATCTTTCTCTTCTTGGAAAAAGGCATGTCCAAGTTCGTGGCTAATAGTAAGAGCAGCCGATAACGAATTGGGAGAATCCCCATCTGGTAGGAACCTATCATCAAAAACAATCTGATGAGCGCCTGCACTGTCATAAAAGTAGAACGCTTGTGTCTTAGAGTTGTTCGCTAACATCGCTTGAATGCGCTCGTGCGCCTTTCTTGCCAAAGGTTTGTTTTCGAACCTTCCTTGAAACTCCACTAAAGAAAGACCTTGAAGTTGGCTCAAGCCATATATCGATGCTGATTCCTTTAATGGAAGTTTCTTTATCACCCTACCAATGAGGTATGCAACCTGCTTATTAATTGCCCCTAACGGGTACGTAACACTCTGCCGTGTTGTTGCAGCAGGCTGTTCCCGTTGAGGTTTTCGGGGTGTTTTGTCTCGACCGTTCCTCGCACTTTGTACTATCGGGCGTTCAGGTCTCGGTCCAGTCGGTTTAGCAGACTGTTCACGCCGAGCATTATTTGAAGTCGGTTGCTCACCTTCAGATAGATCCATGCTGCGTGGTGGATCATATTTTCGCGGACCATCTATGCCGGGAATTGCAACTGGTTGTACCTCTGGTTCGTTACTACCAAACCGTTCGGTGTCGGACTTCCCGTCGAACCCAACCTCATCTTCATAGATAACGCCAACCGTTCCTGTTCCGGGCATTGGATCACCTTGATCATTTACTAGAACTTCTGGATCTACTACCTTTCTAACTAAGTCATTATCATTTTGTAATGGGGTTGTAGGCGCTGACTCGACATTTTTTGGCCGTAATGCTTTACCCAGCTTCACTGGATTACCTTGTTGATCTCTGCCTACAACGACATCATATATACCATCTAACTCAGCCAGCTTAGGGTATGGCGCATCAGGATTTCCCTGAGTGATTACATTCTTATAATGCCGTCTGTTTATAGAGCTTTGCTCAACTAACAAATCGACGAAATCTAGTAAATTCTTTGGCCCTGACTTTGTATTGATTTGTATTTTGTAACCTTCAATACCAAGCTCGCCTAATATGGCACTTAGAGCGCCTGCCGCATCCCCCTCAAAACTACTACCGTCACGAGTCTGGTTGAGCCGACGACCAGCATTCAAAAGATCTACCAAATTAGTACGCTTCACCTTACCGTCTGGAGTCGTCAAGGTTACATTAGACCTACGCGACATTTTACTTTGCGCAGCTCTCAAGACCTCAATTCTCAGGAACTCACCCAGCCCTACGCGACGTTCACCTTTGCCGTCTTTTACAGTAAAAGTCTCACCAAAGTTAATGATCTCAAGCTGCATTTTGCCATTTTTAGCTTTATTGAATTCCACATCTAAACCCTGAATGTGGGCATCAATCGCCGCTTGGAGCATCGAGTCGCTCATCAACCCCCAAAAACTATCCGAAAAATCCACTCTGAATTGTTCACTGAACAATTCCTCAAACTGTTTACGTAAATCTTCAGTCTTCTCGTATAAAGTATTAGGGGTGAGTCTCGGGTCATATTCGCGTTGATCGATGACCTCGCCTTCAATATCAGCATCCTGAAGCCCTACTTCTCGGGCTTCAGATTCTTGGGTTGGCTCAGCTTGCTGATTAGGATCGCTAGCTTCATCTAAATCTGATCTAACCTCGATTGTCTCATCAGGAATTGATTTGCTCGACCGTAAATCCTCATTCCTTTCCCTAAGCACATCGTCAGGTGAGCGTGTCGCCACGGTTCCACCCTCGGGTGTCAGAGCACGAGCTGCATCTACCGCTTTTTGTTCGCCTTCTTCGTTCGTCAATTCCTCCGAAACAACCCTGCCTTCGTCATCGAGAACTTGAACTACTCTGTCGCCATCTGTCGGTTTAGTGTTACTGAAACCAAGTGCTGCGGCTAAAACTGCATCGTCAGCTTTGCCTTCAATTACCGACACAACAACTTCTGCATCTGGGGATATAATCGTGCCGCGTCCGGGGATATAAGCGGTGTATACTTTTTGTCCCTTATGGGTAGTTTCTTTTACGCCCGTAGTAGCGTTGCCATAAGGATTCTCACCTTCTACCCATACTGCATTTTTGCTACTACTTGGATCGACCATTGCGTCAAGTTGAGCATCAATAGTCGCTTGTGATTCTGGCGCAGAGTAAGTTGTATCAGTCCCAAAAGCGGTTTGATCTGCGGCCCTGTTAACCTTGAAGTCCCGAGCAGCGTCCACCAGTTGATTTGCCCGATCAAAGATTTCTCTTGGCGCTCCTTTTAAAGCTCGGACACCGCCTGCACCCGCACCACCTAACGCTCCTCCTCCAAAGAAAGAAGCGAAAGCTGTTTCTGCTAACCGTAACTTCGCATCTTCTGAAGTAAAGGTTTCGTCTAAGTCCATTCTGTTAGCAACACTAATACCTTCTTGCAAAAGCTCAGTGCCTGTTTGCACTACAGCCTGTTCTCCCGAACCTTTTAAAAAGCTACTAGCGACCTGCCCGTAGAAAGAACTGCTGTCACCTTTGGATCTATCTTTTGCAACCCTACCAAGCATTTTGGCGAAGGCTATTTCCCCGCCAACACCGATAGCTGCTTGGGGTGCAGCTAGAGCCGCTGCTCTAAATGCTTGGATCGGATCTAAATCTTTGCCTGCTTCAACTGCTTCGGAGAAGTTTGACCCCGCAATTGGCACGTACTCGCCAAAAGCTGCACCGCCTATGGCACCACGTTTTGCTATCTCAAAAGCTCCTTGCGCGAGGGCTTGTTCCGCTTCTGTTGCAAGCCCTTTTTGAGTCTTCTCGACGCTTTCTCTTACCATCTTTTCTGCTAGTTTCTTTCCAGCAGTACGGACACCAACCTTTGCTGCTACTGCGCCGACTGCACCAATTCCCGCACTTCCTATGCTACTAGCAACAAATGGGACTAACTGCCCAGTACCTTTCGCTACCTGTTCGAAAAACCCTCCAATTGTTGGTTCGTCTAAAAACTCCTCGAACGTACCTGTAGCCGCCAACAACTGTCCGCTCTGGGCTTGGCTCTGTTGTGCTTCTGCAATATTCGATCGTGCAGCGGCTTCATCACCGCCTGCGGTATTAGCAAGCGCTTTAAAGTAATCAAGATCAGAATCTAAACCTATAGCTCCAGCTTTGACGCTCCGAGAAAAGGTCTCGCCAATGTTGGAAGGGGCTGTGACTATCGAGCTAGGGTCTACACTTTGTTGACGAGTATTGTCTGGGGCAACATCCGCTTGTGATGCTACCTTCGCTGCATTTTGGTAAAACTCGTCCAGTACAGACATATTAATTACCAGCTGGCGCTAAACTCGCAAGCTCGTCTGCGGTGGCACCATTTGCTTTGAGCCGCAGGTATTTTTCAAGATATGCGTAGGTGTCGGCATCCGCTAAAACGGCTCGCAACTTACTAGCAGGAACTGCTTCATCCATGTAGCCCCCGCGTGGGTCTACAATCTTGAACTCTTTAATAGTAGTACCACCACTAGCATATACAGGTTCTATTCTATTAAAGAAACTGTCATTGCCTTGGATGAACTCTTGATCATCTTGTACTCCGAACGTATCCTTAACGCCTTCCAAAATGCCCCCTGCGTCATCAGAAGACAACCCCATGATCACGGCGCTTATGCCGCTGTTAAACACAAGCTGTTTTTGCCGTCTTGTAGCTGCATTTACTTCGGTAGTGAAGTCAGCCTTAGCTTTATTTAGCGCCCCGCCCGGCTTGCTTAGATTCCGCAGTTTTTGGATATCTACACTTACATTACCACTCTCATCGGTTACTGCTGCACTTAAAGCCGTACCAAGGTCAGAACGCATCGTCTTGGCGCTTTCCGCAAACTCACGCTGATCCCCAACAGCTGATCTGGTCTCGCTCATCCTGCTAGTCTGAGCATTCATGGACGAAGTATTCGCATTCTGTTGCGCTACTCGCGCTGCATCTAAGTCTTTGGATGAATAACTTGCTACGCCGGTCTCTACAATATTCTGCATTTCGGAGCGGATATTCTCCCTTGCCTGTTCATTCGGGGTGAACAGTCTCAACGCAGCGTAGGCTAGTAACCGATCTTTTCTGTTTAATTTTTGAAGATCAGAAATCTTCTTGATTTCCTCTTCCTGCATTTTTTGTGCGATGGCTTGGGCATCGCTTTCAGAAACTTGTATCTCGCCTGAATCAACCGCCGCATCGATTTCATCGACTGTAGTAGTATCTGTAATGGCTGCTGCTGCTTTAGGCGCAGCTTGTGTAATAACGGGGGCCGGTTCTTCTTTAGGAGACAATTGAGCTTCCAGATCGTCTATCTTTTTCTGCACGACGGCTTTGGCGCGAGCACCACCTCGCCCAACAGGGATTCTATCTTTTCGCAGTTTTAATGCGTCAATCTCTTCTTGTATTGCGGCCTGATCAGGATCTGGTTTTTTAGTTGCAGATGTAGGAGAAGGTGCAGCAGGCTTGCCTTCAAGCGCATCAATCTCTGCTTGTATCTCGCGCCGTGGTCGATCTGATCCCGGCCCAGTTAACTTGCCCATACGTTCTTTTAATGCCGCGATTTGTTCTTGTTTGGCATCACTGGCAGGTGCAGGTGCAGGTGCAGGCTTACCAGTTACTTCACTCACTATCTGCGCTTTTTCTTCAGGAGAAGCCTCAGAGAGCACCCCGGCTAACTGCCGTCTTGCACCGATACCTGCCCTTTGTTCAGCAAGGTTCAAGGCTTCCATCTCTAGTCCTACCAGCCTTATATCTTCAACATAAACGTTGAATTGACTCCGGCTTTCATCATCTAAATTAGCTATTACACTTCTTCGGTAATAATCGTTAGCGATATTTGTCAGCCGACCCGGTTCAAAAACAATAACATTCGACTCAGGATCAGATGACCCATCTTCTGTGACTGCCCCTCTCTCGCCATTGGCATTAGTTGTTTCTATTACAAAACCGCCATTGTCTTGCTGTCTTATATTCGTAGCGGTTACGCCTTCACCTAACTCGCCGCTGTTGTTAATAATGTCTATACCAATCCGTCGAACTGACTGGTCGTTGTTTTCCAAACCGTTCCGAAAGGTATCAATATTGATTCTTGTTTTGTTATTGGGGTCTAAAAGATCAGCAGTTTGTAATCTGTTGACCATCCCACTAGCAGCATCGGCGCTTGTGGTTCGATCAAATTCTGCCTGCTGTCTCGCATTCTGATCTGTTGCGATCTTACGAGCAGACTGATAATCCGCAAACCGCCCTGCGCCTGCTGTACCTTGGAAAAAACCTTGTAGTAGAGACATACTATTACCTATATGAAAGCAAGAATCGCGGCTGACGCTAGCCCACCGACTGTTTGATATGTCTGCGCTCTCGACTGAGCTTTAGCATTTCGAAAAGCCTGTTGTCTTGCGCTAGCGTCTGCTGCGGCTGAACCGAGCTGATTTTGCGAAGCCCTGTTTACCCCTTGACCAATATTTATAAGATCCGAAAGTAAGGCGGTATTAGCTTCTTTCTGTGCAATCCGGGCATCATTTATGGCTTGAATACTACCCAGCGTATTCGCTAGGCCCGTTGTTCTCTGCATCTGCTGTTGTTGGGCGGGGGTTAAGGCAGCGCCATAGCGAGATATATTTCTCTGAGCAACGCCTTGTGCAAGTTCACCTGATAAAACAGAATCATCACGGGCAGCATCAATCAAGCTAGTGTCATTTTGTGCCTGCTCTATTAATCCCTCTTCAAAGTCTCGGTAATTGGCTACGTAATCGTTGTATTCGTCTCTCGTGATCTGTGCATAAGCTGCTTCAGGGTCAGCCACATTTTGTAGCGTGTTGGAGCTACCATAGTTCATGGCATTCTCACGAGCTTCTCTTAACTGCTCCTCCGTTATACCTAAAATAGATGACGATTTATTTTGCATCACAGGTTTTCCGTCGCGCTTAATAGTCATTACACAGACCCTCCCCCTGTTTGACGCATTGCATCAAAGAAATTAGTAATCCCTGTTTTTCCTTTTTCATCTGCGTACTTATAAACCGCAGCTCCAGCAATTTGACCAAGCGCCCCCGTTCGAGCAGATCTGACAGTTTGATTAGCTTGTGCTCTACTTAACGCATCTGAGGTAGCCATCCTGCTTGCTTGAGCCATACCAGTCTGAGAATCAGCAGCCTGCCCTCTTGCTGTACCCAATACATTAGTTCTCATTTGGTTCTGAATTTTCTTACCGCTTGTATTGGCGATACCAAGCTGTCCACTCAATGCTTGAGACATGTCGCCAGCAGAGCCTACCGACTGAGTTTGTTGATAACTGGGGCCACTTAGAGTCTGCATCGTGTCAGCATTAGCTCTGGCTCGTAGCGTTTGGCTAGGATCTTCCTGCATAGACTTATCACGCATTTCTTGCAAAAGAGGGTCGTAGCGTTCTTTGAAATACTTATATTCTGCCATTGCTACGGAGGCCGAGGCTTTTTCCGCATCAGACGCTTGGTATTCAGACTGCTTTGGACTACTACCCATTACACATCCCTCGTATAAACAATGTGGTCTAACAACCACCCGTCGTTTTCTAAATAGTCGATCATTTGCCTAACTGCTGATCTGACTTCCATCTTCTGCAACCCCGCCTTCCTTGCCTGTTCCTCAAAAAAAGGTAAGTAGTACGCTGCTTTCTTTTCTCCTCGATCTCTCGCCCAAGCGAGCCAGACCAAAAGTGTTCTGTCTTCCGTAAACCGATCTACCTCTACTGTTGTAACCACGAAACCTTCGGTGGTAATCCATAACATGGCCTGTCCGTTGACGCAGGCCGCGTATACATCCTCTTGCCTGAAAGTGAGCTGGGGAGTCCCTTCTAGGATCTCCCTCACGCCCTTTGATACCCAGTCCCACTCTTTGCGGATATCTGCAAGATATGGATCACCCCCTTGAGTAACGGTTTCTTGTAAATCGATACGGTTTGTGGATTCCTCCATACGTCACCTTCCTAGATACCCGTACATCTGCTTGCCGTGCTTTGCGCTCTGCGTAAACAAGGCCCTCATTAAATAAGGAGCCATATACCTGCGCTCCCGCATAATCCGTCCAGTCTTTGCTTGGCAACCGCAGCAGCCTAAACAACGCGCCGTTCACAATTGTGTCTCGGTAATCAGACATAACTGCATCATCGCAAGCTGTGGAATTTACAGTCGGTTTTAGAACTGCCCTAATGATGGTCGAGCTAACTTCAGTAGCGTTAGGTACAGGCACTAACCAAACAGTGCTGGGTGACTGCTTGACGAAATACTTGGGGGTTCCGTAATAGTTTGAGTCGCGCCACTTAGGTTCTCTCTGCTCCAGCAGAGCTGTAGTGATCGCCTCAATTTCATTACCGAGATGTGTAACCCAAACCAACTTGCATACTGATGTCTGGGAGGGAGCCTCCAAGTCATACTCGTATATATTTGCAACGGTGGTGAGTGGGTCTAACTCCTGCTGATAAACCTCAGTCTTTTCGCACAGCTCGATAACTGCTGACCGGATGTTATTCTCGATCAGCGTATCTGGGCATCCCGGCACCATTGGGATGATTTCGGGTAATAATGACTCGTAAGATGTTGCCATCTATTTACCCCACTTGTTGACCGACTTGAGCGCCGGTTGTAATCCCCTGTGGTCCAATGTCAGAGTTTGGGCTAGTAATAATGTCGATCTGACCTTTGCCAGTAACACTATTGATAAACAAGTTATAGTGGGTGCTGGCTCGCTGTGCGTTACCGGCGTACTCAGCGTCTTTCGTGTAAGCACGGAACAGCGCGTAATCAACTACGGCATTACCGTAGATGTCAGGCACTTCGAGATCAGTTCGAGCACCTGTTAGGTCAACAGAAAGTGGATTGCTACTGTAGATGATTTCCAAATAAGCACTGCCTGCTACACCCGGATATACATAGAAGTTGCGGGGGTTTGACTCGTCATAGACGAAATGTTTTACGGTTGCCCCATGAGCTGCGTCCCCTGTAACAGCTGGGTCGTGCCAAAGTGGGGTCTGGGCGTCCAGAACTTCACGACTTACTAACCTTACCGCCCGACCCCCAGTGCCATTAGATGCGGCAGACATATTACGGACGACTCTGAGCAACCTGTTTCCAGAAGTAGGGATAGACTGCTTTGTTCCCGTCACAAGAGTTACCGTTTCATTTGCTGCTGATGCGTCAGGCTTTAACAGGGCGATTTCGCGTTGGGCATCGTTAACCCACAGGACTAACTCTCCAGTGACAGGCCATCGGATACCGGTCGTGTCTTGCAGCGTAGTCTGGATTCTATCGATAATACTTTGAACAGTGACTGCCATTTATCTACCCTCTAAGAATTAAGAACTATTTCCCAAGCTGCATCTCGCTCGTCACTTGGCACATGACGGCCCATCAACTTGTTCACTACTTGTGACTTGGGTACTCCATCGGCTTTAAAATTATCCGGGTGCCCCTCGTCAATTAATTTTTCTAGGCAATCAAGTAATTCCTTATCCATCTCACCTTCTTCTACCTCTTCTGAGGCTTCAACATCATCAGCCAGCTCTATAGTGATAGGCGCTGGTGCTTCCTTGATCTCTTTCGAATCGACTTGCTTTGCGCCCATTTGAAGCGCTAATAGCCCTATTTCATCGGCTACAGTCTTTTCTACATTGGGGTGAAAAATAACGGCTGTACCACCAGTTGTAGTCACCCTGACTTCTTTGTCTGAAATAACCTTCATTGAGTTCTCGCTATAAAAAAGAAAGGCTCCCCCCGAAGGAGGAGCCGTGTTTCTTACTGTGCAGTGTCTAAAGCAACTACGCCGAAGTCCTGTACAGACCCTGAAACGTCAGAGTTGTACTTGGGCTTGCGAAGG